TATTCCATGACTATCGTGTATTCATTATAGACGAATGCCATGTATTGACAATACAAGCTTGGAATGCACTTCTTAAGATATTAGAGGAAAGCCCACCAACTACTTTGTGGGTGCTTTGCACAACTGAATTATCTAAAATTCTACCAACCATTAAATCTAGAAGTACAATGGTCCCTTTGAGAAAAGTTTCACGAGTGGATGTAGAGACGATACTTACAAAGATAGTTAAACTCGAGGGTAAGCTTGTGGACTCTGATACCATTCGAGAGATAGCAGTACACTCTGAGGGCAGAGTCAGAGAGGCTATCGTTCAATTAGAGACCTATGCTGAGACGGGGGTTTTAACCCTCCCATTTTCCACCTTAGACATCATTCGAATCATGACAGCGATATATCAGAAGAATACAGCTTATGTAGTCAACGCTACAGAGAACATGACTAATGAGGATATGATGTCATTCGTTAGATTTATTGGTGATTATCTAAAGCTCCTTTTGATTCGCAAGCAGTTACCAAAATCTGTCACTACTGAAGAAATTTTAGACCAATTCACATCAATTAGCTCACAGTACCTACCAGAGTTGAGAACTTTACAAGATGCTTTATGGCAAGCTGTAGATACTCGAGAGGACCAGTGGGAGGGTAGTGTGAACTTGCTATATAAATTCTACGATAGATTGATGACACACTACAACGATTTTAGGGATACAGGCAATGCTATTGCTGTGCCTATTCTCTACACTATGGCAGGGTTATAATATGTGGGAATTAATTAGGCTGTTTAAAGATGGGGACTTTACTTTCTTTAAGAAAGTTAGAGAGTTTAAAGCATATGATGTTTTATATGCTCTCGCAAATAATAACACGATAGGTATCTCACACCAACTTAATGCACAAGTATTATTAAAAAAAGTCAATAATAAGACCCCACTCAATCTCGAGTTAGAAATGGAGCAATTATATATAGAGAGGTACATGGATGTTATATTTAACAAATGATAAAAGCACCCAACATAATGGGTATGGTTTATTTTTAAGTGGAGATGAATTAGATGAGGTAAGACCACTTTTTGAGGGATTTCAGCATAGCTCATCTCCTTTTTATATGGAATTTTCAACAACACGATTAGCTGATGTGTGTGATGTTCTTTGTGAGTATGATGTGACATCTGAGGATAAGATGTTATTGAAACGAATTGATAAAGTAAGGCCAGCTAAGTTAGAGCTTGTGGAGAACCCACAATTACCTAAATTTAAGCTTGGCCCACACGAGTATCAAAAGGATGCTATCAAGTATGGGATTGAACACCCACGCTTTTTATTAGCGGATGAGATGGGGCTCGGTAAAACGGGCACCATGATTTTCCTATCTGAAATACTAAAGGCCTACTATGGGTTCAAACATGTGCTTATTGTCTGTGGGATTAATGGCGCTAAGTACAACTGGCATCAGATAGAGATTCCTAAATTCTCTTATGAGAAATCGCACATTATAGGTGGAAGAATTAACACCAAAGGTAAATTTGTGGTGGGGGGAACTAAGGAACGCTTAGAAGATTTAAAACAAGACCACGATGAATTCTATTTGATTATCAACTTAGAATCGCTCAGAGATGAGCATATATCAGCTCAGTTACAACTTATGATTGCGAATGGTAGTATAGGTATGGTCATTATTGATGAGGTTCACAAAGCCTCAGGAGCACAGTCTGCTCAAGGCAAAGCTATTCATAAACTCAGACCTAGATTCAGAGTGGGGTTAACAGGTACCCCAATCCATAATAAACCATTCGATATTTATAACATTATGAAATGGCTTGGGTATGAATACCAAACATTTGATGCTTTTAGAAATGAGCATGCTTATGAGATTCCTAAGACAATTAGACGAGGTGATAGAGAAATTAAGTTTAACTATTATGTGTACAAAGACTTAACCAACCTGCACAACAAACTGAAGAGGTTTATGTTGAGAAGAACTGTCGATGTACTTCAATTACCAGAACCAATTTTCAAAGATGAGTATGTTGAACTTGACAAAGAGCAACAAAAACTACATACTAAGATTAGAGAGGATATAATAAACTCCGCAAGCTACGCCTCAACTTTATCAACATCGGAGGTCATTTCAAATCCGGGGGTTGCCTTTATTAAGGCACGACAAGCAGTCTCTGCTCCATCACTATTTGGAATTAAGTCTGATGCTAAGCTAGAGCGTGTGGTTGAGATTGTGGAAGAGACATTGGAGGCTAACAAGAGTATAGTTATCTTCGCATGGTTCAACGCTACGATTGACAGATACACAACTTTCCTTAGAAATAAATTTGGGCAGGATAGTGTACTGGCCATTCAACAAGACACAAGCAATGCTCAAGAAGTGGTAAGTGAGTTCCAAAATTCAACTAAACCTCAAGTACTGATTGGTACTATAGGTAAATTGGGAACATCCTTTACTGTAACACGAGCTGACATTGTCATCTTTGTGGATAAGCATGTTGTGTGGTCAGATTACAAGCAAGCATACATGCGTGTTTGGCGACAAGGTCAAACAAAGAATGTAGTCATCATTAACATTATGGCTAAAGACACTGTTGATGAGCGCTTAGAGTATCTAATCGCAAAAGGTAGAAGCCACAGTCAGCAAGTGGTTGATGGGATTGTTAATGCCGGGGATGATTATCTCAACGATAAGTTTAATATTGAAGAATTTCTGTAAGGAGGACTAATGGCACAAAATTCAATTATAGAATTACAAGTAATTAACTGGGTGGTGAAGAATAAGGATATTAGCATTTTAACTAATGCCAATATTTCACCATCACAATTTTCAGATGTGTATAGTGATATTATTCACTACATCTTCAAACACCACAAACAGTACAATGTGGTTCCCGATGAGGAAACATTATTATCTAACTTTGGGCAAGACTACACTGTAATTGAAGTGTCAGAAAGCCCTCGTTATTTAATTGACAAGCTTAAACAATTTCTAGCTTTCGTTCAGTTTGGTAGAGATTTCGCAAAAGCTAAGAAAGATATTGAAGATGGGAAGATGGATGTAGCCCTCCCCTTCATTAAGCAAATTTCAGAAGATGCTCTTAAGATTTTTGGTGATAGTGGTATAGGTACTGACATCACAAAAGACCACTCTCGTTTAGATGAATACAAGAAAAGACTTGATGGGGATGTTGATAAGATGTATTCACTTGGGTTTGATGCGCTAGATGACATATTTGGTGGGTTACTTCCCGATGACATCATGCTTGTCGTTGCACGACTTGGGCATGGTAAATCTTATGTACTAACTTACTTCGCACACATATTACACAAACAAGGTTTGAATGTTCTATTTTATTCTGGTGAGATGGAGGCATCACAAGTTGGTTATCGTTTCGATAGTATTGCTGGCCATTTCTCGAATAAGGCCTTGCTTTTTGGTAAACAAATGGCAGGTGCAAGTTATTACGAGGAATATATGAAAACTCTTTCAACAAGTGAAAATTATTTCAAGGTTGTGACACCAGCTGACTTAGGTGGTCGCTATTTAAACATGAATGATGTTAATAAATTTGTGGCAGAGCTTAAACCCGATGTCATCTTTATCGACCAGCTATCACTAATGACAGATGTTCGCTCAAACCATAACACACCAGAGCGCACTAAGTATAGCAACTTAACTAAAGATTTACGTGTTATCGCCAATACCCATCGCATCCCAGTGGTTATTGCAGTTCAAGCGAATAGAACATCAGCAACGAAAGATGAAGATGGTGAGGCTCAAATCCCGGAGATGCACCAAATCGCTGAATCTGATGCGATTGGTCAAGATGCAACTCGAGCTATAGCATTCGTTACAACTCAAATTGATGATACTGACCAAAGACTTATTAAGATGGCTGTTCGTAAGAATCGACATGGTAAATATGGGGATTTCAAGATTAGAGTTGATTTTGAACATGGTAAGTTCGATGAGGTTAAAAATATGCCTTTAAGAGCAGGAATACCTAGCGAGGCTGGTAAATTCTAATGATTAATATCAAAGATGTAATTGAAACATTACAGGCAGATTTAAGGAAGAGGGGTATTCCTTACCTCGCCAAACTTAAACATACCCCAAATAACCTTATGATTACATGTCCGTACCACAAGGGTGGGCAGGAAAGCTCACCCTCTTGTGGGGTTCTGTATAGAGATAAAGCTTATCGTGATAAAATTCACAAAGCTGGTACTGTACACTGCTTCACATGTGGTGAGACTCATTCACTTGAGGAAATGATTTCTCATGTGTA